AGCGGTTCGAAGCATATCATCAAATTAGCCAAGAGGAATTACTTGAAATGACGGAGAAATTACTTGCTAGTTCTTAATTTACCGCTGCCCCCTACTGTCAATACATACAGGACTATTTTCCGTAATCGCATGGGCATTAGCAAAGAGGGAAAAGCGTTCAAATTGGCAGTTCAAGACTATGTTATTGAAAACAGAGTCCCAAAATTAGGTGAAAAACGGCTACAAATGCAAGTTACACTATACCCAAGGGACAAACGTAGGCAAGACATAGATAATCGAATTAAAGCCCTTTGGGATGCTTTATGTGATGCAGGTGTTTATGATGATGACAGTCAAATAGACGTTTTAATAGTTCAACGAGGCGAAATCCGCAAAGGTGGCGGTTGCCTTGTAATGATAGAAGAAATAGATGGTATTGATGAGACATGACAGTAAAGGCGTTGGAGATAGAACGCTACAAGAGTGCAGTAACTGCAAACAAAGAAAAGCTAAGGAATTTGGTAGGTATATACCCTATAACCAAGGAATGAATCAAAAATGGGTATGTGGTTGTTGCTACGAAAAGAGAAATCGTAGATAATGTAACGGCAACGTGAAGTGATTTATCCCCCCACTCCCTCAGGGGGACTTTTTTGGAGTTGATATGCACAACGAATTTGCAACTTTTATAGCAACATTGTTGCACTCAGCGACAAATGCTCACTTCTTCCATTTATCTACGGATTCCTTTTCAAAGCACATGGCTTTGGGCGAATACTATGATGAAATCGTAGAGCTAACAGACGCTTTGGCAGAGTCTTATATGGGATGTTACGGTCAGATTAAGGATTTCCCTGATTTGTACCATAAGCCAAACGATATTGATAAATACATGGAAAATCTACAGCGTTTTGTATCAGATGCACGTGATGATTTACCAAGCGATTCTCAAATTCAAAATCAGGTTGACGCAATTGCAGAATTGATTGACTCAACAGTTTACAAACTAAAATTCCTTAAATAAGAGGTCATCATGCCATTGTGGAAATCAAGCAAAAAAGAAGCTGTAGGCGAAAACATTAAACGTGAAGAAGCCGCTGGCAAGCCAAAGAAGCAAGCAGTTGCTATTGCCTTAGAAACTCAGCGTCAAGCTGCACGTGGCAAGCGTAAAAAGTCATTAGAAGATGCTTACGCTAAATACATTGAAGAAAAGGCATGAGTCGTAAAGATCAAATCCGTGCAGCAGTAGAAAAGCACGATAAACCTATTGCCAAAACTACTAAAGGCAAAGGTAGGCACTATCTTTCAGTAGAAGAAGGTGCTGGCATGACAGAAGCAGGAAGAAAAGCTTACAACGCTAAAAACAACGCAAACTTACAAGCTCCCCAAGCAAGTGGCCCAAGACACGATAGTTTCTGTGCTAGGTCTAAAGGATGGACAGGAGAACGAGGTAAGGCTGCAAGAGCAAGGTGGAAATGCTAATGAAATCAATGAAACGAGAATTTAAAGAAAAAGACGCTTTATTGCGCCCTCATAAAGAAACAACTTTAGAGAAAAACGAAAAGAAACGTATTGCTCGTAGAGAGCTTATCAATCGTGAAATGAACAAGATTGTCAAAGATAGATTCTAATAATACAATTAAGTTATCTAACTACTTGGATAACAAATGCAAATCGAACACATTGAAGTATCAAAGCTAATTCCTTACGCTAAGAACTCAAGAACCCATGACGATGCACAGGTCGCTCAAATAGCAGCAAGCATTAAAGAATTTGGGTGGACTAATCCTATACTAGTAGACGGTGAAAAAGGCATTATTGCTGGTCATGGCCGTTTAATGGCTGCAAGAAAGCTAAAAATGGATAAAGTGCCTGTCATTGAGCTAAAAGACATGACAGAAGCACAAAAAAGAGCTTACGTTATTGCCGACAATAAACTTGCCCTAAATGCAGGGTGGGATAACGATTTCCTTACATTAGAGCTAAAAGACTTAGAAGATGAAGGCTTTGACCTAACACTTACAGGTTTTGATGACAAAGAGCTAGATGCTTTACTAAATGTCATAGAGGGAACAGAAGGACTAACAGACGAGGATGCTGTACCTGAAGTCCCAGAAGAACCTAAAACAAAGCTAGGCGATATTTATATTCTTGGAAATCATAGGCTTATGTGCGGTGATAGCACAAGCATTGATGCTGTAGAAAAGCTAATGGATGGTGATAAGGCTGATATGGTCTTTACTGACCCACCTTATAATATTAACTATCAGGATATGACTGGTTCGTTTGATAAGATTAAAAACGATAAGATGTCTGACGAAGATTTCTTAGACTTTTTGATGCAAACAATTATGCCTTGCGAAACTATGTATGTGTGTTGTTCTTGGCAATATGCTCATATATTTAAGCAAGCTATGACTAATTTAGGATACCCACCTAAAGCAATGATTGTTTGGAATAAAGTAAACCCAGCTCAAAACTTAGATAAATACTTCAAACAGCACGAAATTATTTGGTATTACGGAGAGTTTGGTGGTCACCCAACATTGAGAGGTGATATTTGGGAAATCAAAAGACAAAGAAATACTGTTCATCCAACTATGAAACCAGTTGAGTTGATAGATATAGCTATGGAAGATCAGCCAAATAAACGAATTATTTACGATGCTTTTGGTGGTTCAGGCTCTACTTTAATATCTGCAGAAAAGAATGGTCGTAAAGCAAGACTTATGGAATTAGACCCTAAATACTGTGATGTCATAGTAAAGCGTTGGGAAGATTTTACAGGCAAAAAAGCCGTACTTTCGGAGTTATAAATGGCTCAAGGTAAAAAACACGAACCTACTCAACAGGATAGAGACACAGCCAAGCGTTTATCAGCACTTGGTTGCCCTCATGAAGATATAGCTAAACGTCTTAAAATCAGCGCAGATACGTTGGTTAAGTATTATCAAGATGAGCTAGACGAAGGGCGTATTGACGCTAACTCAGCTATTGCAGGCACATTGTTTCAACAGGCTAAGAAGGGCAATACCGCTGCTGCTATTTTTTGGTTAAAAACTAGGGCTAGATGGAAGGAAACAAGCACCCATGAGCTAACTGGTGCAAATAGTGGCCCAATACAGATTTCATGGGCTGATGAGGAAAATTAAGCTTAATTACCGCCCTAGACAGGCTTTTTCTGATTTCCATAAAAGACAAGAGCGTTGGGCAGTATTAGTAGCGCATAGACGTGCTGGCAAAACAGTAGCTTGTATTAACGATCTCATAGTCAGAGCTTTGACCGAGGGAAAGCCTAATGCTCGCTACGCTTATTTAGCTCCATATCACAGTCAGGCTAAATCTATTGCCTGGGAATATTTATTGAGGTTTTCTGAGCCTGTAAGGGTAAACGCTAATCAATCTGAATTATGGGTAGAGCTAATTAATGGCTCAAGAATTAGGCTTTTTGGTGCTGATAACCCTGATAATTTGCGTGGTTTATACTTAGATGGCGTAATCCTAGACGAATATGCCGACATGAAACCTTCTATTTGGGGTGCTGTTATACGGCCACTTTTATCTGATAGAAAAGGCTGGGCTGTATTTATTGGAACGCCTAAAGGCCACAACTCGTTTTATGAGATATATAACAACGCCACAAAAACAGATAATTGGTTTGTCAGAACGCTAAGAGCTAGTCATACCAAGCTTTTAGATGATGACGAGCTTAAAGACGCTTTTGCTTCTATGTCTGAGGATCAATACCTACAAGAGTTTGAATGTAGCTTTGAAGCTGCCATCATTGGTGCTTACTACGGTAAAGAGATGCGAGTCATTACCGACCAAGGCAGAATTACTAAAGTTGAGCATGACCCGATATTCCCTGTATACACAGCATGGGACTTGGGCTACTCAGACGATACGGCTATTTGGTGGTTTCAGGTAGTGCGTGGTGAGCTAAGAATATTGGATTATCACAGTTCAAATGGTCAGCCTGTTGGTTACTACACAGGACTGATTCAATCTAAAGAACATGAGTACGGATACGTTTACAGAACTCATTGGTTGCCACATGACGCTAGAGCAAAAACATTAGCAAGTGGCGGAAAATCAATTATTGAGCAAATTTCTAACAAAATTCCATTAGAATCGCTTAAAATTGTTCCAAGTTTGTCATTACAAGATGGGATTCAAGCTTCACGTCTTGCACTAATGAGAGCGTGGTTCGATGCAGAAAAGTGTGAAGATGGCATAGAATGTTTGCGTCAGTATCAGCGTGAGTTTGATGAAGATAAAAAAGTGTTTAGGGACAAGCCAAGACACGATTGGACATCACACGGTGCAGATGCTTTCAGGATGCTAGCAATCGCATGGAGCGAAGAACACAAAGAAGTTGCCAGAGATAAACCTATTACTGGTCTTCATGTAGGTCAAACAGACGTAACTTTGAATGAAATGTGGCAACAAGTGCCTAAACGGACAAACGGTAGGATATAAATATGGCTGACTCTATTCACACGTATGAGAATTGGTATAACAAGATAGCCCAATACGATAGAGCTTTTAAAAAGTGGGAAGCTCGATCAGAACGGATTGTTAAGAAATATCGTGACGATGACCGTAGGCAAAACAATCCTAATGCCCGATTCAATATTATGTGGTCGAATGTTCAGACCATTACTCCAGCTATCTTTGCAAGACTTCCAAGACCAGACGTAAGCCGTAGATTCCGTGATAACGACCCAGTTGGTCGTGTAGCTTCTATGATGCTTGAACGTGCTTTGGAATATGAACTAGAGCATTACACAGATTACAAGTCATCTATGCAAGCATCTGTATTTGACCGTCTTATGGGGGGTCGTGGTACAGCTTGGGTTCGTTATGAGCCACATATTGCTGCAAGACCAGGCGTTCCTGAAGATGGCTTGATGGTTACAGAAGATGTAGACGATTACGATGAGAGTCAGTCTGCACAAGAAATGAACATGATTGAGGAGATTGAGTACGAGTGCGCTCCTGTCGATTACGTTCATTGGAGAGATTTTGGTCATTCATACGCTAGAACATGGGAAGAAGTAACTGCTGTATGGCGTAAGGTTTATATGAACCGTAATGCCTTGGTTGAGCGTTTTGGTGAAGAAGTTGGCTACATGATTCCATTGGATTCTAAGCCTGACCAAAACACCAAAGACTATGAAAAGGCAATGTACGAATCTCAGCAAGCTTGTATCTACGAGATTTGGGATAAAGAAACAGAAAAAGTTATTTGGTTGTCTAAATCATTAGGCAAAATCCTTGATGAGCAAGATGACCCATTGGAATTAGAGGGATTCTTCCCTTGTCCTAAGCCTTTGTATTCAACATTGACTACAGACAGCCTAGAGCCTATTCCTGACTTCACAATGTACCAAGACCAAGCTCGTGAGCTTGACACATTGGCAGACCGTATTGAAGGCTTGATTAACGCCCTTAAAGTTCGTGGTGTTTATGACGCTTCTAACTCAGAATTACAGCGCTTATTCTCTGAAGGCGAAAACAATACGCTTATCCCTGTTAAGAATTGGCAAGCTTTTGCTGAGAAACAAGGTATGCGTGGCGCTATTGACCTAGTAGACATTGCTCCATTTGCCGTAGCTTTACAACAATGCTATGCAGCTATGGATCAAGTGAAGGGTCAAATTTATGAAATTATGGGTATTGCTGATATTCAGCGTGGCCAAACAGACCCGAATGAAACATTAGGCGCACAAATCATCAAGTCAAACAACGCTGCTGGTCGATTAAAGACTATGCAACACAACGTTGTAGACTTTGCTACTAAGTTATTGCAATTCAAGGCTCAGATTATCTGCAAACACTTCACGCCTGAATCTATTGTGAAGATGGCTGCTGCTGACCAGATGTCTGACCAAGATAAGATGTTGATTCCTCAAGCGCTTCAGATGCTGAAAGACCCGAATGTGGGTAATTTCCGTGTTGAAGTGACAACAGACTCAATGATTTTTCAAGACGAGCAGCAAGAAAAGGCTGACCGTATCGAATTTGTGAAGATGGCAGGCAATTTCTTCCAAAGCATCATTCCTGTAGGCCAACAAGCACCTGAATTAGTGCCAATTGCTATGGAAATGTTGAAGTTTGCTACAACAGCGTTCAAAGCTGGTAAGCAAATGGAAGGTTTGATTGACGAAACTGCTGATAAGTTGAAAGAAATGGCTCAACAACCTAAGCCACCACAACCAAATCCTGAGTTATTGAAGATTCAAGCTCAAGCTCAGGCTCGTCAAGCTGAAATCCAAATGCAAGCTCAAATTGAGCAACAAAAAATGCAAATGGAAATGGAAGCTGAAGCTAATAAGCAAGAGATGCAAGCTCGTGAGAACCAATATCGCAATCAGTTGGAGCATGAACGTGCTATGGCTGATAAAGAAGCTGAGTTGGAATTGGAAAGAGCTAAGATTGAAGCCGCTAAGTCTAAAGATTTGCTATTGGCATACGTGGATAATGCGACTAAAATTGAAACAGCTCGAATTTCACAAGGTTTAACGGATGGATCAGAAGCTTATTACGAAGCAATGTCTACCGCTAAAATCTTACAAGACACTACAGGATACCCAGATATGGCAACACATCCTTTAACACCTGCGTTTGATAACATGGCTATGAGCAATCAACAGACTCAAGAGATGTTGGCTCAGTTAATGCAACAGTTACAAGCAATGCATGAGCATCAGACTAGACCAAAAGAAGTTGTTCGTGATGAAAACGGAAGAATTGTAGGAGTTAGATAATGGCGAGCAACTTAAAGTATTCAAACGGAACACGTGATGCCCAGCAACAAGGGCTTATCACTTATGCAGGTTCAGGCGCAAAGATTCATATTTATGATGGCAGTCAGCCTGCTAACGCCAATACGGCTATTTCTACGCAGACTCTACTAGCTACTTTAGACGTTTCAGGTAGCTTTGGTACGGATTCAAACGGTACGATTACTGTTAGCTCAATCGGTAATACAACTGCAGTTGCAACAGGAACTGCAAGCTTTTTCCGTATCACTAAGTCTGACGGCACAACTGTAGTAATGGATGGTTCAGTAGGCACATCAAACGCAGACATGATATTCAATACAGTTTCATTTGTGACTGGCGATATTGTGGCTATTTCTTCAGGTACTATTATTAGGAATAACGGATAATGGCTATCACCGTCAAACACAGTAAAACTAGCACCATTCCTGATGGCGCAGATACCGATTTAATCCGCCCATCGGATTGGAACGCTGACCACACTCTTACTGGTCTTGGCACGATGGCCGAGCAAAACGCTAGTTCCGTAGCGATTACAGGCGGTTCAGTTAATGGCACAAGCCTAGGCGCTACAACAGCTGCTTCAGCTAAAGTTACAACACTAGACATTGGTTCAGGATTAACCCTAGCTACTGATGCGGGTACAGCAGGTCAAGTTCTTACATCTGCAGGCCCAGGCGCAGTTCCAACATGGACTACAAACGGTGCAGGTGATGTAGTAGGCCCAGCTAGTTCAACAGACAATGCGATTGCTCGTTTTGATAGTACGACAGGTAAGTTGATACAAAACTCTGCTGTAACGATTGACGATGCAGGCAACATTATCAGCCCTGATTCAGTTCAATTTTCAGGCACTCCACCTGTTACACAACCTATTGGTACGCTATGGTTTGATAGTTCTACGGATACGTTAAACCTACAACAAAACGCTATTACTCAGCAAATTGGCGAAGAAATCTATGTTTACGGTAAGGCATCTAACACGATTTCAGGTCAAACTCTTTTACAAGCTATTGTTAAAACAGGCTCAGTAGGCGCAAGCGGAGTTATTCAATTTGGTGTAGCAGGTTCAGGCGTTACAGATGCAGGCTCTTTTATTGGCGTAGCCACAGAAGATATTGCAACTAATGGCTTTGGTCGTATTACTGCATTTGGCGTTGTTCATAGTGTTAATACTACAGGCTCAACTTATGGTGAAACTTGGGCTGATGGCGATGACATTTGGTACAACCCAACGACAGGTGGCTTAACTAAAACTAAGCCTTCTGCGCCTAACATTAAAGTTCAGATAGGTACAGTTATCCATGCTGGCTCAGGTGGTTCAGGGTCATTCCAAGTATTGTTAAATACAGGTTCATCATTAGGCGGTACTGACGATAACGTTCAGCTTTCAAGCCCTACTGGCGGTCAGTTATTGACTTATAGCTCTGCTGATTCTTATTGGAAAAACACTAGTTTAGCTTCAGGCACAGGCATTTCTGTAGGTGCAGCTACAAATGGCGTTATTACTGTAACAAACTCAGCGCCTGACCAAACTGTAGTTTTAACTGCTGGAACGGGTATTTCTACTAGCGGAACATATCCTAACTTTACAGTAACTAATACTGCCCCTGACCAAACAGTAGCGTTTACAAATGGAACAGGAATATCTGTAACAGGAACATATCCAAACTTTACAGTAGCCGTAGTAAATGGAGTATATACAACAGGAAGTTATGCCGATCCTACTTGGATAACTAGCCTTGCTGGTAGTAAAATAAGCGGAACACTTGATGGTGGTACTTTCTAAGGAATAAATTATGGCAACAATTATTAAGACAAAAAACAGCGTAACAGCATCGTCTACACCATCAAGCTTGGTTCAAGGCGAATTGGCAGTTAATATTACTGACAAAAAGATGTGGATTGGTAACGCTGCATCTAGCCCTGTTCTATTGGTAGATACAGGCGCTGCAATTAGCACATCTTCTGACAACACATGGACTGGCACACAGACTTTTGCAGGTACAACTGCTAAGCTAGGTGCGGTAACAACAAACATTGGTGAAGTAGCCACAGTTTCAGCAACTGCTGCAACAGGCACAATCAACTATGACGTAACAACTCAGTCAGTTCTTTACTACACAAGCAATGCTTCAGCTAACTGGACAGTAAACTTCCGTGCATCTAGCGGTACTAGCTTAAACACAGCTATGGCTACAGGTCAGTCAGTTACAGTAGCTTTCCTAGTAACTCAGGGATCAACAGCTTATTACAACAGCGCTGTAACTATTGACGGCACAAGCGTAACTCCTAAATACCAAGGCGGTACAGCATGGGCTGCTGGTAATGCTTCATCTATTGATGCTTACGTTTACACCATTATTAAGACAGGTTCTGCTACGTTTACAGTATTAGCGTCACAAACTAAGTTCGCTTAAGGATAACTATGCCAGTCGTAAAAACTAAAGGCAGCGCATCTAGCCAAGGCTTTGGAGAGTTCGCTCAACAAGGCGGTGGTGACGCCAATTGGATTGACGATGTATTCTCTACTTATCTCTGGTCTGGCACATCTGCTGCTCGTTCAATTAACAACGGCATTGATTTGTCTACTAAAGGCGGGATGGTTTGGATTAAAGATAGAAAGGTTGCAAATAACAACGTTATTTTTGATACTGCGCGTGGAGCATCAAAACTTTTAATTACAAACCAAACAGGTGGGCAATCAACAGACGCAGCAACACTTACTTCGTTTAATACGAATGGTTTTTCGCTTGATTATTATTCAACAGTTAACGAGTCTCCAGATAATTATGTAGGCTGGACATTTGCTAAACAAGCAAAGTTCTTTGATGTAGTTACTTATACTGGTACAGGTTCAGCAAGAACAGTAGCTCATAATTTAGGGTCTGCACCTGGTTGTATGATTATTAAAAATCTTACAACTGGTGGTTTTAATTGGATTGTTTATCATAGAAGCCTTGGAGCAACACAATATGGTGAATTAAATAATACTGGTTCTTTTGGAGCTTGGTCTGGTGCTTTTAATGATACAGCTCCAACTTCTAGTGTTTTTACAGTTGGTTTTGGAGATGCTGTTAATAAAAGCGGAGATTCATTTGTAGCCTACCTATTCGCCCATGATGCAGGTGGATTTGGTACAGCAGGCACAGATAATGTTATTAGTTGTGGAAGTTTTACTGGGCCATCAGCTACAGTAACCCTTGGGTATGAGCCACAATATATTTTATTCAAAAACACAGCCAATGCTTCTGATTGGTTAGTTGTTGATAATATGAGAGGAATGTCTGTTGGTAATCCAGCTCAAGAACTTTATCCTAATACAAGTGGAGCTGAATCTTATGGCGGAAACTTTGGTCAAGTAACCCCAACTGCTACAGGTTTTTCAGTTAGCTCTGGGTATTCAGGAACCTACATCTACATTGCCATTCGTAGACCAATGAAACCGCCTACAACTGGTACAGAGGTGTTTAGTCCTATTACATCTTCTCAGCCAGCAGGAACAGACAATACAACAAATTTCCCTGTTGATATGCAGATAATGAAATATCGACCATCTGCAAGCGGAGATAACTGGACTGTTGATAGATTGCGTGGCATAAATACGCAAACAGTTAATGCCAATGCTCAATATGTTTTAACAAATACTTCGGGAGCAGAGGCAGCTGCATCAACAATTACTAGATATTGGACTAATCCTGGATTCCAAACTGCGGGTTCTTGGAATAATATTTCAATGATTTATTGGAACTTTAAGCGAGCATCTACATTCTTTGATGAGGTTTGCTATACAGGTGATGGAGTTGCAAGAACTTTAAATCATAACTTAACTGTTGCACCTGAATTAATTATTATTAAAAATAGAAGTTCTGCTGGTCGAGATTGGGTTGTGCAATCTTCTGCTTTTTCTTCTGTTAAAGATGATTATGTTTTCTTAGATTTAAATAGTGCAAAAGCAAGTATTACTGATTTATGGACAACCCCAACAAGCACAACTTTTGGGTTTGGTAGTGGTGCGCCAAGTGCAGGCATTATAAACACAAATGGCAATACCTATGTAGCTTATCTATTCGCTACAGTAGCAGGAGTATCTAAAGTAGGTTCTTACACAGGTACAGGTACAGTTACTCAGACTATTAACGCAGGATTTGGTGCTAGTGGGGCAAGATATGTGCTAATTAAGCGTACTGACGCATCAGGAAGTTGGTATGTATTTGACTCTGCTCGTGGGTTTACAAGCTCATCTAGTCCATATCTAATACTAAATACAACTGCTGCTGAAGTAACAGGAAACAATGGTTGCTACGCTGCATCTACAGGCTTTACATTAACAACAAACGCATCAAGCACAGTCAATGTGAATGGTGGAAGTTATATTTATCTTGCCATTTCTTAAAGGAAAATCATGGAAATCAGATTACGTTCAAACGGTCAAACAATGCTTGAAGCAGAGTTTCGTGCTTACCAAGCTGCTAATGGTGGCCCAACATGGGGTTTGACAACTACAGAAATTCTTGATTCTTTGGATTCTGACGTTGTATTTGAAGGTCCATATCCAACAGCCACAGAATATCAAGTTGTTAGCCGTGATGGCGTAGAACAAGTTGATGGAAACTGGTATACAAAATACAAGGTAACAGATTTGGATCAAGAAGGTATTGACGCAGTTAATGCACAAAAAACAGAATCAAACAAGAAAAAAGCTTCTGAGTTATTGGCTGAAACTGATTGGACTGTATTGCCAGACGTTACAAATCTAACAAACAAAGAAGATTTTGTAGCTTATCGTGCTGCTCTTAGAGCTATTGCTGTAACTCCTACATTTGATGCAACATTCCCTGTAAAACCTGATACAGTCTGGGCATGACCACAGCGTTTCAATCCAATGCTTTTGAGCTAAATGCGTTTCAGATAGATGCCGATACTGGCGTTCTATCTGTTACGGATGCTCTTGATACGGCTTCATTTGTAGGTCATATCCCTCAGACTATTACTGGTGATTTAAGCGTTACAGACGCATTAGATACAGCATCAATTATTGGTCTTGCAGGAGCTACGGATACGCATGATGGCTTTACTAAAGATGACATTCGTAGAGCCAAAGAATTAGACAAGAAACTAGACCGAGCAAGACGTAAGCTAGAAGAAGCTCAAAAAGCTCAAAAGATTGCACGCAAACAAGCATTTAGAGATGCTATTGATCCTAAGCCTATTGTTGCAAAAACACAACAAGTTAAAGTAGAATCTGTTGAGAAGTCTAAAGAGGAAGCCCTTGCTGATTTAATTAAAGCATCGGCAGCTGTAAAACGCTTGGAAATGCAACAAGCCGAACTACAGCGCTCAATAGCTTTGAAGTTAGAGCAAGTTAGGATTGAAACCGAGCTTGCAATTTTAAACGCCAAGAGATTGGCAGAACAAGACGATGAGGAAGCATTATTACTTTTGCTCTAAATCCACATACGGAATATAAAAAAGCTTACGAACATTTACACGCAGGAAGATACCAAGCAGGTTTTAGACAGTTTGAATACCGTTGGCATCCTGACATTCTAGCTAATCAAGTTGTTCCGTATGTAAAAGAACCAAAAAACGTTCCGCCATGGAACGGTGAGTCATTAATTGGCAAATCAATAGTTATTCAAACAGAGCAAGGTTTTGGAGATGTCATCCAATATGCTCGATTTATCCCCTTTTTAAAGGCTGCAGGCGCTGCCAAAGTAGTTGTTCTAACCCACACATCCCTGATTCATTTATTAGGGCAAATGGAGTGCATAGATCAGATTACAAACATGACTGAAGAAGGCCCAGCCGTAGAATGTGATTACTGGATTGGCTTAATGTCATTACCTTATTACATTAACTGCTCGATGCCTTACATAAAACAGTTATTTCCTGTGGCAAAACACAAAATTGTAGGCTCAGAAGGCTATTTAGAAGCCACTCCAAGCAATATTCCTAAGAAAATAGGCGTTAATTGGTCAGCTAGCAAGGGTCAATTGCACTTTCTTAAGTCTGTTGCCGACCATGAGATGCTTAAATTGGTTGGTGATGACGCATATTCACTAAATCCTGAAACAGAATCCTTTTTTCAGCCATTACCTAACGATGGGTGGAAGAAAGATTGGGCTATTACGGCTCAACACATGAAGGCCATGAGAGGAGTTGTAACTGTAGACACAGGAACGGCTCATCTAGCAGGCGCTTTAGGCATAAAAACCATTGTTTTGCTACCTAAAGAGGAGTTTATTTGTTGGAGATGGAAAAATGGTCGTTGGTATGACTCAGTTGTTGCATTGCGACAAGAGGAATATCACAAGATACCTGAATTACTTGGGAGAATGTAAATGACTAAGCATATTTGCCCTTTATGTAAGAGTGAATACATAAAAGAGGAAACCAAAGAGCTTTCCGATAAGGAAAAGTTCATTGAATGGTGGACTCCTACAGTTGGCAAAGAAGAAGCAGAAAAATCATGGGAAGAAAAGGAAAAGCAAACACGCAGAATAGCCCCTATGGTGGCATCTGACATTGGTGGCTATATTTCCCAAGTAGATGGCTCATGGATTGAGAGCCGTTCTAAGCATCGTGATCATTTAAAGCGTCATGGCATGGTAGAACTAGGCAATGACACTATTAATAGTCACAAAAAGATAGAAATTAGCAGAAAATCGCAAGAGGAGCGCAAGCGCACTATTGCAGAAATTACTTATTCAAAATTACGTTACCGATAACTTGGAGAGCTAAAATGGCAGACTTAAGAACCGCACTAGAACAAGCATTTGACAACCCATCAACTGAGGCAGAGAACTATGAAGCTCCTGCTGTAGAAGAACAAGAGGTGCAAGATGAGCCGTTACGAAACGAAAAAGGACAATTTGTTGCTAAAGAGGAAGCGGAAGCACCTGTTGTTGCTAGTGAAGCTGAAACTAATGAAGAAGTTGAAGAAAAGCCTGAATTTGAGGTAAAACCTGCAATAAACCGCCCTACTACATGGAAAAAAGAGTATTTGCCAATTTGGGACAAGCTAACGGCTGGTCAGCAATTAAGCCCTGAAGAAGCTATCAAATTAGCAGAGTATTCAAACCAACGTGAATCAGAATATAAAAAAGGCGTTTCTACATACAAAGCTGAAGCTGACAATGCACGTCAGTTAATTCAAGCTGTAGAACCATTCATGCCTGAGTTGCAGAAAAACAACATTCATCCTGCGACATTTATTAACAATTTAGGTAGAGCGCACATGGTGCTTGCACAAGGCTCACCTGAACAAAAAATTCAAATGTTTCACAAACTTGCACAAGATTATGGTATACAATTAAATCAAGCAGGTCAGTTTCAACAACAAGACCCTTATACAGCTCAATTAATGGAGCAACTTCAACGTGTAAACAGCGAAGTTAGCACTATTAAGAGCCGTTATGAGCAAGAAGAACAGCAACGTCTTGTTAGTGAAATTGAAAGAGTTCGACAAAATGAGGAGCAGTTTCCGCATTTTGATGAGGTAAGAGAAACGATGGCTCAATTACTTGAGCAAGGTTTAGCTAATGACCTCGAAACGGCTTATGCCAAAGCTGTACGTTTACAGGATGACGTATGGGCTAAAGAGCAAGATAGACTCTTGCAAAAAGCACAACAAGTCCAAAGTAAACAGCAGCAAGTAGCTAAAGCTAAGGCTAAAGCAGTAAGTCCAAGATCTGTTACACCTAACAACTTGGTAGCGGCTTCAGATAAAAAAGACAGGAGATCACTTATTGAAGAACAACTAGGTTCTGCTTTAAGTAATCGAGTTTAATTTTTTATAAAGGAAATATCATGGCATTTGCTAATAGCGCAATTACCGATATTATCGCTACCACGATCCAAAGTCGTAGCGGTGAATTGGCAGACAACTTGACACAAAACAACGCACTTCTTCAACGCCTAGAGAAAAAAGGCAACATTCGCCCATTCTCAGGTGGTAACGTAATTCTTGAAGAAATTATGTATAACGACCCAAATACTAATAACGCTAACTCATATAGCGGCTATGAAGTATTGAACATTTCTCCAGATAGCCCAATTTCTGCTGCTCAGTATTCAATTACTCAGTACGCTGATGCTGTGACTATGTCTGGTCTAGAAATGTTACAAAATGCTGGCAAAGAACAAATCATCGACTTGTTAGATGGTCGTATGCAAGTTTCTGAAGCTCGCCTTTTGAACCGTATCTCTGGTGACTTGTATCTTGACGGTACTGGTAACGGTGGTAAGAACATTACTGGTCTAGCAGCCGCTGTACCTGATGATCCGACTACTGGCACATACGGTGGTATTGACCGTGCTACATGGACATTCTGGCGTCCAGTTGCAACAACAGGTACAACTATTTCTGCTACAAACATCCAAGCTAAGATGACTTCAACAGCTATCCAATTGGTTCGTGGTACAGACAAAGCTGACTTGATTATTGCTGACAACAACTTCTATTCTTTCTATGTTCAGTCATTGCAAGCTATCCAACGTATCACTTCTGAAGAATCTGCAGCTGCAGGTTTCGCTTCATTGAAGTTCTACGGTGGTGGTACATCTGCTGACGTAGTATTGGGTGGCGGTTATGGTTCACAAGCTACTTCTAACCATATGTGGTTCTTGAACACTAACTACTTGTTCTTGCGTCCACATAAAGATCGTAACTTCGTACCTATCGGTGGTGAACGTCAAGCGATTAACCAAGACGCTATCGTTAAGCTTTATGGCTGGGCTGGCAATTTAACTTGCTCTAACCAGTTCTTACAAGGCGTTTTAACTAACTAATTAACCATTGGATAAAGGAAATTATCATGGCATATTCAATTGAGCCGCTATCAGGGATTAACCTTGTTGGCACAACAACAACTAACACTAACTCTGCTGGTACAGCAATCCCAACATTTGGCCCTTTAGGTACTCAAGTGTTTGGTTCTGACGGTAAGCGTTATGTGTTTGCTAAAGCTGGTGGCGCTATTACAGCATCAACAGCTACTTGTTCAATCAACGCATCTACATTTGTAGCAACTGGTTCTGCTGGTACTTACACAAGCCCAGCAGTTACTTTAGCTTCAGGTGACTATGCTTGGTTTGCAGCAACATCTGTTTAATACAGATATGTAGTAACGAAGGGAAGCTCCTCACGGGGTTTCCCTTTCTTTTATTTAACAACCTAACTACTTAGGAGAAGTTATCATGGCAATAGAATCAGATATTCAAAACCCGAATAGCCGTTTAGTGGTGTTTTTCCACAAAAAAGCTAAAAAGAACGACTTTAGAAGCGAACAAGAAGGTCGACCAATTTTTGACGATGTTATTTACATTAAAAAGATGGTTCCAGGCGATTCTTTGAGCATTATTGACAGACCTATGTATGAGTCTGACAAAAACGAATTTCCGATGCAATGGGCGCACTTCCAAAACAAACAGGAAGGTGATCAAATGGTTTCAGGAACGCCATTGATTGAATGGCCGATTGTTTCAACAGCACAAGCTGAAGAATTAAGAGCTTTAAAATTCTACACAGTAGAAAATATTGCTAATGCTTCAGATGCACAATTACAAAGAATTGGCATTATTGCAGGAATGTCACCACATTCATTTAGAGATAAAGCCCGTCTTTTCCTCAACAAAGCTGCAGGATTAGCAGAAGATTCAAAACGTGAAGAAGAACTTGCCACTTTACGTGAAGAAAATGCTAAAATTAAAGCAGAAACTGATGCGAAGTTGGCCGCTATGCAAGAACAGATGGCTAATATACTTGCGGCAGTTGGTGAAAAGAAGCCTAGAGGGCGCAAACCAAAAGTCGAAGTAGAGGAGTAATATGTCAGCCACTTATTTGCAATTAGTTCAGCAAGTTACCAACGAATTGGGTCTTGCCACGCCTACTTATGTAGCTGGCAATACTAATATTGAGGTTAATCAGATTAGCTCGTTAATGAACGCAGCTGGTTATGAATTAACTTTCGATTATGACTGGCAGGCATTGCAAACTGAGTATCGTTTTTACACGCAATTTGTAAACACAACTGGCACGTGCGATGCTAATAGTTACCTTATTACCAACGTACAAAACTTCGTAGCACAAGACGGAACGGACATTGACAGCAACTATATGGTTACTGGCAGTTCGTTCCCTCAAGACACTTATGTTGTCAGCATTGATAAAGTTGCTGGCACAGTTTTAGTTAATCAGAAAAGCTCTGCTGCTCAAGTAAACCAAAGCGTTTTATTTAGCAAAACTAAGTACGCATTGCCACCTGATTACCACTCAATTACAGACCGTACACAATGGGACAAGTCTAAGCATTGGGAAATGCTAGGCCCTGAAGACCCACAACAATGGCAATGGCTAAAGTCTGGTTATATTTCAACTGGCCCACGTATTCGTTGGAGAATCTTAGACGATTACTTCCAAACTTGGCCACCAATGAATACTCAAGAGTATTTAGGCTTTGAATACCGTTCTAAAGGATGGGCAAGAAGCTCTGCAGGCGCTGTTAAGAACAGTATGACTGTAGACACAGATACTTGCTTGTTCCCAGACCGTATTATGGTTTTGGCTACAAAGCTTAAGTTCTTCCAAATCAAGAATTTTGATACAACTGCATTGTTGCAAGATTACAACCGTTATTTAAGCGTTGCTAAAGCTGAAGATAAGGGTAGTCCTAACTTGTCATTTGCTCCACAGCCTAGCAAAGTGCTTATTGGCTACGCTAATATTCCTGATACTGGCTATGGATCTTAATCATGGCAAGCGTAGCTCAACAACGTAAAGCAGTTACAGCTTCAATCCCTGCGCCTATTGGCGGTTGGAACGCTAGAGATTCTTTAGCTAACATGGATCCAATGGATGCCGTTCAGATGGTGAATTGGTATCCTACTCCATCAGATATTGAGCTAAGAAAAGGCTATTCTCGTCACGCAACAGGCATTACAGGTACTGTTGAAAGCTTGATGAACTATGCAGGCCCTACATCTCAAAAGTTGTTGGCTGCTGCAGGCTCACAGATTTATGATGCAACAACTGCAGGCGCTGCAACTGTAGTGCAAACAGGCATGACAAATGCTCGTTTTCAGCACGTTAATATCTCTACTGCAGGTGGTCATTATCTAGTTGCTTGTAATGGCGCTGACCCTGTAATGGTTTATAACGGAACACATTGGATTAAGATTGCCACAACAACAACAGCTCAAACAATTAGCTCAATTACTCGTGGTGGCACAGGTAATTTAACTGCTACTTTAACGACAGCTTCTGCTCATGGCTTAGTAACAGGCAATCAAGTAACAATTACAGGCGCAGTTCCTGCTGAATTTAACGGTGTTTACAGAATTACCGTTACAGGCTCTACTACGTTTACCTACACAATGACTTCAGCCCCGTCTGGAGATGCTACAACAGTAGGTTCTTACATAGTTTTAGGCATTATTGGCGGTACAACAGGCGGAACAACTTACACAGTTAATTCAAATACGTTTATTAACGTCAATTTATTCAAAAATCGCCTATATTTCACGCAAAAAGATACCATGAAAGTGTGGTATTTAGACGTGGATTCTATTGGCGGTGAGGCTTTCCCATTAGATTTTGCTTCTGTGGCTCGTAACGGTGGTTATTTACAAGCTATGGGAACGTGGACAATTGACGCAGGTGAAGGCGTAGACGATTACGCAGTATTTGTAACGTCTATGGGTGAAGTTATCGTTTATAACGGTACAGACCCTTCTGATGCGCTTTTATGGATATTAAAAGGCGTATGGCAAATTGGTCAAACGTTTAGCCGTAGATGTTTCTTCAAGTTTTCAGGCGATTTATTGCTATTAACTCAAGACGGTTTATTGCCTTTAGCTTCTGCTTTGCAATCAAGTCGTTTAGACCCACGTGTTGCCTTAACAGATAAGATTTTCTACGCTGTTTCTCAGGCTGCTGACGCATATTCAAACAATTTTGGCTGGCAAATCATGTATTTTGCTAAACAGAATATGCTTTTGCTCAATATTCCTGTAACTGAAGGCGTTGAGCAGTATGTTATGCACACAATTACTAAGTCATGGGCTAGATTTACCAATATTGACGCTAAATGCTTAGAAATTCACGAGGATAACTTGTATTTTGGTACTGCAGGATTTGTAGGTCAGTATTGGAATACAACGGCTGATGATGGCAATAACATCAATGCTTCAGTAGCTCAGGCTTATAATTACTTTGATAGTCGTGGCGTTCAAAAGCGTTTCACAATGGTTCGCCCAATTATCACATCTGATAACGGTTTACCTTCTATTGCTTGTAACGTAAACGTAGACTTTGCTACAGCCGATGTTACAGGTACTATTTCTTTTAACCCTGCCATTTTGAACGTAGGGGTATGGGATACGGCTACATGGGATAACAATAACTGGGGTGGTGCAGTTACGGTTGTTAATAAAAATTGGCAAACTGTTACAGGTATTGGATATTGCGCTGGTTTGCAACTAACTACAGCATCTCAAGGGATTCAAGTTAGATGGGCAAGTACGGACTTTGTAATGGAAACAGGCGGAGTAATTTAACACTTTAAAACCATTGCAAATTGAGGTATATTACGGTTAAGGCCGATTCCTTGGTTTGCAATATTTTTAAATACTGAGGAATATATGGCACAAACATTATCAACATCAAAAACCGCATCAGCACAAAAAATAGCTCAATCAACTTTTGGTAGACAATTAACTGCTGATGAGCTTCAAACTATTGCTCAAAGCTATAATGGGTCAAATTTAAAAACTTTGGTAAAAGTTGTTGGTAATCTACCTAAAACAGAAACGCCTACAACTCCTCAAGCTCCTACGTTTGATCCTAGCGCATATACTGCAGCTGCTGAAGCTACGGCAAAAGCTAACATGGCTAACGCTCAAGCTGCAACTGCTGCTAACCGAGTAAACCAAATTACTCCTTTTGGTAATGTTCAATACGCTCAATCAGGCACAGATGCTCAAGGCAATCCTATTTGGACTGCTACACAGACTTTAAGCCCTGAACTAGAACAAGCTTATAAGGGTATTGCAGGTAATGTTTCAACTGCTTATAACCAAGCATTTAACCCTACAAATCTACCTTCTTATGGCATTAATCCTGGTGAAGCTTACACCGATGCCATTATGCGTAGATTGCAACCAATTCAAGCTCGTCAATCTAAGCAATTAGATGCTCAATTAGCTAACCAAGGCATCATGCCTGGTTCTGAGGCTTATAACAATGCTAAACAACAATTGGCTCAACAACAAAACGACCAATTAACTAGCGCTGTTACAGGTGGCATGAACGTTGGTCTAAATGCGAATCAACAGCAATTCCAACAAGAAGCCACTAAGTATCAAATGCCTATGGCTACATTGAACCAATTTAGAACAGGTTCACAACCAAGTTTTGTAAACCCTGCTCAACAAGCAACTGTAGCTGGCCCTGACTATTTAGGCGCTTATACAACTGCTCAAAACGCAGAGTTGGCTAAACAAAATATGCAAAATGCTCAATCTAGCAACTTGCAATCAGGCTTGTTTAACTTGGCAGGTTCTGTAATTTCTAATCCAAGCGCTGTATCAAGTGCATTTAACACAGTTAAAGGTTGGTTCAGCTAATCATGGCTAAAACACAGAAACAACTTGATAAGTTATACGAAGGCACACAGCTAAAACAGCTAAAGAATTATCAAGATTCTGAGCTAGTTGCTTTAGCTAAAGTTTTGCGTGATCAAGGTTTGTCTGATTCAGAAATTAACGCTCAAGTTAAAGCTGAAAAAGATGCCAATAAGATTGAATATACCGATGCTAAAACAACAATAAAAGCGCCTGGCGTTCAAGAATTATTTACTGTAACTGATGCAAATGGCGTTTCTAGCAAAGGCCCTGCAATCTCTACTAACAACACATACACAGATGATGTAGCTACAGGCGTTACAGGAATCATTGATAATGCCCGTGAATTTGCTTCTACGCATGGTATTCAAGACGTAAATCAAGTTGGCGGTGACGGTACTTATACAGGTGTTCGTCTTAATGATTTAGTTAAATTTACATTAAACCAAAACGAAGATGGCAGTTATTACCAAGGGTCAGGTCAAAATCGTGTTGGTAATTCAGTTTATAAAACATTATTAGATGCAAACCAAAACTATGGGCAGTCTTTTTCTGCTGATGATTTAGGCAAAATTAAGCAAGTTGGCGTAGATGCAAGCGGAAACCCTATTTTTAGAAAAACCATAACAGGTTCAGATGAAGTTTCAAGCTATGGGATGTATGTTAAAAACCCTGATGGAACATACACCAACACAGGCTATTCTTATACAAAACGCCCTGAAGATGATGGCAATTTCTTTAGCAAAGCTTTATCAGGATTTGATGACTTTGTTAATGATGTTATTCCTGGTGGATGGAAAACTGTTGCTGCAGTAACTGCTATGACTATGGGATTGCCGCCTGATATAGGGTCATTAGAAGCTGCAGGCGCTGCTGAAGCTGCAGGTGCCACTACTGCTGCTGCAGAAACTGCAGGCGCAGGATTAACAGATTATCTTGGCTCTACTGCTCTAGGAGATGCTACAACAGGCGCAGTAGGTAGCGGTGGAATGGGTGTAGGATTAAACGCAGGAACTGTTGCAGGCGCTGCTAATGGTGTAGGAATAACAACTCCTACTTTATCTACAATAGGAACATTAGGTGGTACTGCTAGTATGTTGCCAGGAACTGCAGGATTAACTGCAGAACAATTAGCAACTGCTACTGAATTAGGTAAAGTTGGAACTAATGCTGCATCAGGTTTAGGTTATTTAGGTGGTGCAAGTTCATTGCCTGCAGGAACTGCTGGTATTACTGGCGTAACAGGTGCATCAAGCATGGCTGACGCATTAAGAAAAGTTTCAGACCTGTATAAAGGCACAAAAGGACTTAGTATGCCTTCTGCTCAATCAAATAAAGGCTTACAATTAGCTCAATTGGTTAGAAGCAACGAAAATCCTTTCTACACGCCTAAAGATACAACAACTTTAGCTAACCCATTTGCCACAAATCAGCCTGTATATATCGGCACACAATTGATTAAATAGGAAACATCATGGCTCAACAATCACCATTCATAGAAGTAAGTAGCGAGTTTCAACCTGAATTAACAGATATTCAGCGTAAACAAAGACTTGCTCAACTGTTGATGGAACGTGGTATGCAAACGCCACAAGGTCAAATGGTATCTGGTCGTTATGTTGCGCCATCTTGGAGTCAAAACCTAGCTAATTTGTTTAGCGTATATTCAGGTAAAAACCTTGAGCAAGAAACAGAAAAGCGTCAAGAAGCGTTGGCAAAAGCAATTCGTGAAACAGGCGCTAAAGATATTAGCGAAGCTTTGCAGCTAATAAAGGGAACGCCTGGTCAAACAATTTACGGGGCTGGTGAAGAAGGCCCAACTAAAACTGAAGTTCCTGCAGTTGCTGGAAATCGTGAGGCTGCTATTGCTCGTTTGCTTAAGAGCAATTCTCCAATGGCAGGCCCATTGGTCGGCAAACTTATTGAGCAGCAATTTAGAGAGCCTAAATGGGAAAAAGCAGAACTTACAGATCCTAAAACTGGCAACACACGTCAAGGATGGGTGGACATTAATTCTCCAAATCCTGAAGCTACTTTCCGTCAAGGTGGTGAAAAACCTGCAATTGGCCCTATGGATGTAATGAAAGGTCGATTTGAAGGATGGTATACAGGAGCTACTCCTACGGGTGGTGCAATGCCTACAGGCGGTTCAGGCGGTAGTATGCCTTCAGTTGGCGGTGGTATGCCTGCAGCTAGTGGTTCTACAGCTAATTTTAGTGGTTTGCCACCACAAGCTGCTATTCAAGCAAATAAAGAAATTACTGTTGATAAACTTAAGCGTCAGCAAGAATATGCTGAAAAAGCTCCTGCTGCTATTGAACAAATGGGGCAAACGATTAGAAACATTAATGATTTAATTGGTGATACTAAAGTAGAAAACGGAAAAGTTGTGTATGGCAAACAAAAACCACATCCAGGTTTTGAGTCTGCAGTTGGTATATCTGCAGCTCCATTGTCAGGATTTATCCCAGGCACAAATACAACTGACTTTAAAGAACGTTTTAATCAAATTAAAGGGCAATCTTTCTTGCAAGCATTTGAAACCCTTAAAGGTGGTGGTCAAATTACTGAAATTGAAGGCGCAAAAGCTACTGCTGCTCTTAATAGAATGAATTTAGCTCAATCTGAAGCAGAATTTATTAAAGCTGCTAGAGAATTTGAAGAAAACGTAAGTAAAGGCATGGAATTGGCTCGTAAAAGAGCTGGCATTGTTTCCCCACAACAAGGTGGATGGAGAATTAAATAATGGCTGAAAAAGAATATACCGTTGTAGCTCCTGATGGCAAAGAAATTACATTGATTGGCCCTGTTGGGGCTAGTCAAGAAGAAATTATTGCTCAAGCTCAAAGGTTATATAAGCCAAATGCACAACGTCAAAATGTGCCTACTGCAACTGGGCCATATTTAGGTGGTGATAGACCAGCTCCTATTTCTCAAGAGCCTAAACCAACAACATTAGATTATGCAAAAGCTTTGTACGAAGTTCCTGCAACTGTTGTTTCTGGTGCTGTAGCTCCATTTGTAGGCGCTGCTAAAGGTATTGTTCAAAACATTCAACAAGGCACTAATGAACGTGTAGACAGACCAGAATTAGCTCAAGAGTTTACTTATCAGCCTACGTCACCTGTAAGCCAAAACATTTTAGGTTCAATGGGTAAAGTATTAGATACAGCTAAAATTGCTCCTGTTACAGGTTTGCCTATTTCTGCTTCTTTATCTCAAGCAGGTGAAGTTGTTGCTCCAATGGCTAGGTCTATTGCTTCAAAGCCTGTTCAAAAATTAGCGGGTGCATTAAGAAAAGAACCAACAATTGAGCCTACTACTGGTGAAATTAAATCTACTGTAGCTCAAAGATACAAAGAAGCTTTTACACCTGCAGAAAAACCAACTTATGCAACTGCTGAAGAATTGGCTCAAAAATCAACAGATTTATTTAAAAAAGCTCAAGATTCAGGCGTTGAATTAAATCCACAATATTTTTCAAATTACATGAAATCTATTCAAAAGGATTTAAGACAAGAAGGATATGATCCTAGAACAATGCCTAAAGTTGCTGTTGCTTTGGAAGAAATGCAAAGAACTGATTTAACTAAAGATTTGCAAGAATTAAAAACTTTAAGAAAATTTATTAGAAACGCACAAAAAAGTAATGATATAGATGAAAAGCGAGTTGGAACAATTCTTAAAAATGAATTTGATGATTATGTAGCAAACATTCCTGATTCATCTATTAAAGGTGGTTCAAAAGAAGGTTTAGCCGCATGGAAAGAAGCTAGAGATACTTATTCTAAATTAAGTAAAGCAGAAATTTTTGACGATATGTTAGAAACTGCTAAATTAGAAAAAGGTAAATATTCTCAAGCAGGTGTTGAACAGTCTTTATACAATCAGCTTAAAAACTTGGCTAAAAACGATAAGCGTATGCGAATGTTTACCGCTGAAGAACAAGATGCTATTAAAAAAGCTGCTGAAGGAACAGATTTACAAAATACTCTTAAATTTATTGGTAAATTTGCGCCAACTAGCACAGTAAGTAGCATTCTTCCATTGCTAGTAACAGGAGCAAGTGCGCCAGCAGGCATTATTGGTACTGCCGCTGCTATTGGTTCAAGGGCTGCTGCTGCTCAAATGAGAAAAAATCAAATTGAGCAATTAGCTAATTTAATGCGAGGAACTGTTCCTGCTGAATTACAAGTTCAACAAAAACCTGTAAATCCACAGCTTTTGAAAATGTTAAGAATGGATCAAGGAGAATAAATAATGTCACGTAATGGATCAGGCGTTTACTCATTACCTGCTGGTAATCCAGTAGTAACTGCCACAACAATTACTTCTACATGGGCTAACAATACTCTTAATGATATTGCTACTGCTTTAACAGGTTCTTTGGCTGCTGATGGTCAAACTACAGCAACTGGCCCTTTAAACATGGGTAATAACGAAATCCAAAACGTAACACTAGACTGTGGAACGTTCTAATGGAATGGCAGACCTTAATAAACATAGGAGCTGGATCGTTACTTGCTATATTTGGTTGGTTTGCTAGAGAGCTATGGGATGTAGTCAAAGAAATTAAACAAGATGTTCAAAATCTAGAAGTTAAGATTGCTAAAGAATACACAACTCATGCTGACATGAACGCTAGATTTGATCGAATTGAAGGTATTTTAGAGCGTATCTTTGACAAGATTGAAAGAAAGGCTGATAAATGAACGAGCATATTGAATCTGCAAAAGAAGTAGCTGGTAAAGCGATTGGTAAGCATGGTCTTGTTTACATAACAATTATTGTAGCTATGGGTGTAGGCGCATCTATTGTGCTTGAGGAAAGCAAAATGGCTGCGGTAATGGGATTATTAGGCGCATCTTTAACAGCTCTTATTTCTATGCTTAACGGTGTGGCAGGCGCATCTCCAAAACAAGAAAAACCTGAATTTGAGATTATGAAAGAGCTTATTGCTCGTTTAGATCGTATGGCAGACCGTGATCCTATGACAGTTGCTGTTGATGGTGACAGAGTTACTGTTAAAAAAGGTGACAACGAAACAACTGCGACTAGAGGTTAATATGTTTCCATTAGCTGCCGTGTTTGAAATTGGTAATAAACTGATTGATAAGTTGTTGCCTGACCCTGAAGCTAAAGCAAAAGCTCAAGCTGAATTGCTAAAAATGCAACAAGATGGCAGATTAGCTGAATTACAGGCAGATAATGTAGAAGCACAAGAAATTAGCAAGCGTTGGCAAGCTGACATGGATTCTGATTCTAAGTTGGCTAAAAATATTAGACCAATGACTTTGGTTTATATTTTGACTGCTTATTTAGTTTTTGCAGTAGGTTCAGCATTTGGATTAAATGTTAATGAACGTTATGTTGAATTGCTTGGTCAATGGGGTATGTTGGTTATGTCAGCTTATTTTGGCGGTAGAACCCTAGAAAAAATTATGGATAGAAAAAATGCAACTAAGTGAACATTTTTCTCTTACAGAGTTAACAACATCTGAAATTGCAGTCAGAAAAGGTTTAGACAACCTTCCTGAAAGCGTTGCATTAGAAAATCTAAGCCGATTAGCTGAAAAACTAGAAGAAGTCCGTAAAGTTTTAGGCAAGCCAATTATGATTAATTCAGCTTATCGTTCCCCTGAAGTAAATTCTGCCGTTGGTGGGGTTAAAACAAGCCAACATTGCCTTGGATGTGCTGCGGATATAAGAGTGCCAGGCATGACTCCTGATGAGGTTGTAAAGGCTATTATTGCATCTAAGATTCAATACGATCAGTTAATAAGAGAGTTTGATTCTTGGACTCATATCAGCATACCTAATTTGCCTGAACAAACGCCTAGAAATCAAACCCTCATTATTGATAAAGCAGGAACTAGGCCTTACGCTTAAAAACCTTAGATTGATGTGTTTTTAGAATATCTAATGGCACATCTAAGCGTTTAATTTTGTTAGCTGGGTGACATACCCATTTTTCGCCCATTTCTTCAATAATTTCTTTAGATTTGGCTAAGTTATAAGCAGGCATAAAGTCTAATACTGCACTATATCTGCCAGCTTTCATCATTTGCACAATTAAATTTCTATCGTTTTCGTTCATATAGCTCCTAAATTGGGTTAAATAACCATGCTGCTGCATAGTCAGGTTTTGGAGTAAATTTATACGATTTTTTAATAGGCTCTCTAGTCTTTAACTTGTATTTCTTGTTGTATTCATCCTGACTAATTGCTGAAATTCTAGGCGCATCAGGAGCGTTACCTGTCATGTAATACACAGTAAATTGACCAGGAGTGCGTTCATATTTATGAATATGAATTTTTCTACGAAATCGCATCTCTGTGATGTATTTGCAAACCGATGGTACAGACATACCCACAGCATCAGCCATTTGATGCCTGTTCATAGGTTCACGTTTCATACGTTCAAGTAAATATTCAATTCTTTTTTGTTTTAAATTCATAGCTTAAATGGGGGATTTCTCCCCCTGTTAATTAACGACCACAACCACAAATCATTTTGCCGTTTGCGCCTGGTGTGCAACCATAAGGGGCCCAAGTAGGACAAGCTGCAAATGCTGTTGTTGAAACTAACAATACTAAAGTTACAAGTGCTTTTTTCATGATTTCTCCTTAAAATGGAACATCGTCACTAAGAGTTACATCTCTAGATACAACTCCTTCTGCTGGCTTTTCTTCAGGCGGATTTAAATACGCAAGAATTTGGCCATCTTTCATAGCAAATAATGGCAAAGATTCAATCTTTAACATTAAGCCATGTTTGGTTTCCATCACTAATCCGATGGTTTGATAACGCTTTTTAAGCGTGTTTGTTTTTAAGTCAGTATATTCAGATACTGCTGCTTTAACGTAATGGGTAATCGCCATTTAACTTCCTTTCATCAATTCAAAAGATTTTTTAATGCAACAAGCATCAAAAAAATTGTCTACAGTTACATCTAAAACTATCACTTTATTGCGCCTAGCTCTTACTCTATAAGAGCCATAAGACCTAAGCTCAATTCCTTTAATGCCACATTTATTTGTTTTAAATAAACGCCTATTCATTGATTGTTCTTGTCTAGTTGCCCAATAACAATTTTCTTTTGAATATCCTTTGTTATTGTCTTTTCTTTCAAGTGTTTCATTTTCTTGTTTAATCCCCATATCTTTTAAAAATACACTAAAAGATTTTCTCCATGTAGGACAAACAGTAATCCCCCTAGCACCATAATTTTTGTAATACTTATTATTAGGGTTTTCACATCTTTGAATCATGGAAGCCCAAACCCAATAAAGTTTTTTATTCATTTTTACCTTTCATTAAATTTGTTTCATGTTCAACTTCTTCAAGAAATTTAATAACTTCTTTTTCAATTTTTTCTATAAATTCTTCATCTCTTGGCAATCTAACTATTAAAAGTTGGCTTCTTTGTGGCATCCTAGGATCAAAACTAACAAAATCACACCACTTTCTACCAGTTACAGCCATTTGTGTTTGCATTTGAGTTATGTATTTTTGTGGGGGCGCTTTCTTTTTAAAATACTCCCAATGTGTGCTACTGTTACAACACTTAATTTCAATAAGACCGTCATCACCAATAAGACCATCAGGACTACAACCGAAATTGGCAATAGTAGGATGGTCAATAAAAGCCACCTGATCGACAAAGTTTCCTGTTTCAACTTCATAAGCTACCCTTGCTTGTGGTTCTGTTTGTGTTCCCCATTCCATCGCTGCATTAGTGTATGATGGCTCAATAGTTCCTGTGCTACGTTGTAACGCAAGTTCTATTAGGTAATTCTGGCGACTTGCAGAAGGCCCAGTCCTTGTCTGCGCTAGGATGTCAGCTACCCTAGAAGCAGTTACTTTGCCCGCCCTAAGCTCATGCCATTGTTCCGAACCTTGCTCAATATCCTGAATATTCGCCATACAATTCAATCCTTTTTAATTTATATGCTTGATGAGCTTCTTCTAAAGTTTTAAAGCTGCCAATATTTATTGGTTTTTTGTTATAAGAAATTCTTGCAACAAACCTATTTTTATTTTTTTTAATACCCATTGGTAAATTGCTAGTTTTTTTTCTAAATTTATGATTCCAATTATTTTGAGTAACAGTTGCTTCTCTTAAATTTTTTAATCTATCGTCTGTTTTTATGCCATTTATGTGATCTATGCAAGGGAATGGAAATCTTTTGTAAGCATATAAAAAAATTAACCTTCCTCTTCTGTATGATTTTCCATTTATTTTTATTCTGAAATAATCATTATTTGTAGAAAATCCAGCTTCTTTCCCAATTAAATCAGAATGATTTTTAGGTGGATTTTTCCAAAAAATTTTTCCATTTTCTACATCTATATCAAACAAATTTTCTAATTGTTGAATCATAGCTCAACCCTACCTACACATTTATATTCTTTAAAACGCTTGTTATTGCGTTCTACCCAACGATCCTGAAACAAATAACCACGTTCTTTAAGGTCTAAGATGCGTCTAGGCAAATGGATGCAACCAAATAGTTCTAAAGCTACTAAACCGCTAATCCAGTTCTTTTTTGAATATTTTAAAATTGAATCGTTTTGGCTCATCATGCTAATTCTCCTTTTTTAGCGTCTTTGGCTTTAGAAATCATGTCTACTGCTGCTTTGTCTTTAGATAATGCTTTATAGGCTTGACCGTATACTTCTTTAAGCTCATCTATTGAGCTACATTCCTTAATCTTGTCTACCCAAGCTATGCTTAAATCAGTCAAATCTACTGATTCTTCTTCAGGCAAGTCAGATCCTGCATAAATGTATAAACCGATGCCAAAGCAAGCAATACACTTGGCAAGGCAACGCATGGTGGCATCGCTGATTTTGCGTGTATCAGGGTTTTTAATGGCATTGTTGCGGTTATCCATTACAGGTAGCTGCATCTTCATGGTTTTGCCAAAAGCTGTTACGTTGCAGAACACCATGACAGTATCGTTCCACACTTTAGGCTCAGGGAACTCCCATGTAGCCGTTGGATCGTTTTGCAACAGTACATCAACTGCCCAGCTCCACGATAAATAATTAAGGTTACCTTTGCGTTCAATGTGTTCGTTTACATTGATTTTGCGAAGTTCGTTATAAGTAGTCATATCAATCTCCAATAAGGTCAATTAAAGAAATAATCTCTTTGTTGCAAGCTTGTTTGATAAGCGATAGCAACTCAGCATCGTTACCGTTTACATAAGCAAGCATTAGTTGTTTTTGGATTTGACCAACTTTGTCGTACAAATCGCTGTCTGATGGATCAACTGTGTATTGGTTACGATTGCCATAACTAAGCTTTTGACCTTTTTTAATAGCGTCAATAACTGAATCTTCTAATTCTTCCCATTGCTCTTGAAGTTCGTCTTGACGTGCTAACCAGGCGTTAGTTTGAGATGTTAGGAAGTCCATTAGAAACCCCCTGTTCTTAGGATGTATGTAACAGCTAGGATGCTGCCACCAATTAAACCTAATAAGGCTGCGTAGATTACGTCTTTCATGTTTACTTTCCCTTCATCACTTGTTAAAAAATTTACTGCATGGATGTAACTATACACGAATTTGTGTGTTTGTGTAAGTTTTTTTGTAGGTAGATTCCCTAATCAAATAAATTTACTAATCCCACGAATTTAGTATATCATACCACAATAAATTATGAAAGGGAACTATGAAACCGTTTGATGCTTTGAGAGTTGAATTTGGCGTTTTAGCCAATTTAGCTCCACTTTTAGGGGTTCGTGAGAACGCTGTATATCAATGGGCTAAACGTGGCCAAATACCTATTAAACACATTAGAAAACTAGAGGAGTTATCAGAAGGTCGTTTGACAGCAAAGATTCTTAGACCTGATTTATTTGAAGGCTGATATGCAAAAAACTGACATTTGGATGCCTTTGTATATTGGTGATTATTTAGCAGATACGGCTAGGCTTACAACTGAGCAACATGGAGCTTATTTATTGTTGCTTATGGACTATTGGAGATCAGGAAAACTTCCTGACAATGATCAGGTTTTATCTCAAATCACTAAATTATCTCCTGATGCTTGGAGCAATGCTAAAGCAATGCTAAAACAATTCTTTAGTATAGAAGATGGTTTTTGGATTCATAAAAGAGTTGAGCAAGAATTGGTAGCTTCTATTGAAAACAAAGCTAAAAATCACAAAAGAGCCGTTGGTGCTGCTAAAGCAAGGTGGGATAAGCAACAAAAAGATGCTACAAGCAATGCTAAAGCAATGCTTGAGGAATGCCCATCACCTTCACCATCACCTTCATCTAATAATGATATAGATGTAGCTAAAGCTACCAAGCCCACAAGAGGATCAAGATTTAAAGAAGATTTATTGCCTAAAGAATGGGAGCAGTTTTGTTTAAAAGAAAGACCTGATTTACAGCCTAATGTTGTATTTATAGATTTTAAAGATTATTGGGTTTCTGTTGCAGGGCAAAAAGGAGTTAGGGCTGATTGGTTTGCTACATGGAGAGGATGGGTTAGAAGGCAACACGTTCAAAAAACTCAGGCAAAAACTCAATCTGACAAAACAAAGGATGTTTTAAAAGGATTAACTAGAGGATTATTGGGGGGTGAAAACGATGTCGGACTACTTGGAAAGTAACTTTACAACTGCTGATAATGGGCTTGATTATATTTTTGGAAAGATGAGTGCTATTTATGGTGCTGCATTTACTAGAAATTGGGATGGCGTAGATTTAGGTTTAGTTCGTGATACATGGAAAGAAATGTTGGGTGTTTATGCAACATACAAGCCTACTTTGGATTTTGCTTTAAATTCAATGGATAAGTCATTTGTTCCTTCTGCAATAGCTTTTAAAGAGTTATGCGAACAAGCAGGTCGTATTCCTGTAAAGCCTGAAAGAACTATTACGCATCAACCAACACAAGCAGAGATAGAGAAAAATGCCAAAGCAAGAGATGAAGCTATTGCTGCAATTAGAGCTTGGAAGGCAGGCATAAAAGCATGATTTATTACATCTACGACATTGATGGACTAATTCGCATAGTTAAATCTAGGACAGAAGCTAAATACTTAACGTCATGCAGACCTGATTGGAAGATTGTTGCAAAAAAACAACAAAAACCTGTTTATGAGGAGTGTTTATTTTGAATAAAGTGTATTGGGGTGATTGTCGTGATTCTTTAAAACAAATGGCTAAAGAAGGTATAAAAGTTCAAACTTGCGTTACCAGTCCACCTTATTATGGACTTAGAGATTATGGACATGATGGACAAATAGGTAATGAACAAACACCACAAGAATTTATTGACAATCTTGTTGAAGTTTTTGCTTGTGTTTGGGATGTATTAGCTGATGACGGCACATTATGGGTAAATTTAGGTGATAGTTATTACAACTATAGACCAGGCAAAGGACAGGCTTTATCAAAACAAACTGTAGCTACAAATAATCAAGATTTACCACAAGAATGTGCAAGAAGGGGAAATAAGCTTAAAGGTTATAAAGAAAAAGATTTGATGGGGATGCCTTGGAGACTGGCTTTTGCTTTACAAGATTTTGGTTGGCATCTTAGACAAGACATTATTTGGCATAAACCTAATCCAATGCCTGAATCAGTAAAAGATAGATGTACAAAAAATCATGAATATATTTTTCTTTTAACTAAAAAACCTAAATATTATTTTGATTCTGATGCAATAAAAGAACCTGCAGAATATTGGGGAGAAAGAGATAGAACAAATGGTAAATATCATAATGAAGGAACTGGTTTAAATCCTCATTCTGGACTTGATGGAAAGAAAAAAGATAAAAGAGCAGGAGAAGGAAGAATTTCTTATGAAGGCAAAAGAACCGAAAATAATGAAAGTGGCGGTCAGCAATCTTTTGTACACATAGAAGAATTTAAAAATAAAAGGTCTGTTTGGACTGTAACTACAAAACCATATTCGGGCGCACATTTTGCAGTTTATCCACCTGATTTAATTGAGCCTTGTATTTTGGCAGGAAGCAAGTCAGGTGATATTGTTCTTGATCCTTTTTTTGGTAGCGGTACAACTGGCATGGTTGCTCAAAATTTAGGAAGAAAATGGATTGGATGTGAATTAAATAAAAATTACGAGAGCTTGCAAAATGAACGACTTATTCAACAAGGACTTGAACTATGAAGAAGAAAAACATAGGTGTGAAGTCAGGCAATTACTCGCATGGCGCAAAGAGTGGGGTCTACAAAGATTTCAAGGATATTTACAAAATCCTAGATTTGATTCAAGACGAGCAGAACTCTATCGAGACTTTGCAGAACAATGGAAACGTGGAAATAGAGGTGAAAAAGGAGACTGGCGATGAGTGACCTAGACCACCTAAACGACAACAGGGTAGAAAAGGCTCTTATTTTCTTATCTTCCACAGACGAAGAACACGCAGAGCTATCAGGCGAAGTAAAAAGGCTCGAGGAACGCTTAAAACAGGTCAAGGCGCATTTATTTTTGAAGTCTGATGGGTCGGTAGCCAGTAGGGAAGCAGAAGCGCTCAGAAGCCCGTTATACGATGAAGCGGTACAAGAGTGGATTGAAGCTTTTAAGCAATTTAAGATGCTAGACAATAAACGCTTGCACGAAATACGAATTACAGAGATTTGGCAAAGTTTGTCTGCCAATAGGCGTAAAGGCAATGTACAATAAACAAAACCCATTAAGAACGGCTATTCCTAATGGGCTTCTAACCACCACAACTAAATAGGAGTTGATATGGCTGCGCAAATATTAACACAAGAATATTTAAAATCTGTTGTTGAATACAAAGATAATAATTTGTATTGGAGTTCTTCAAGACAAAAAATTAAAGCTGGAACTTTGGCTGGAACTGTTTCATCTAATGGGTATCGAGTCATTCAATTAAATTGGAAAATTTACAAAGCTCATAGATTGATATTTTTATATCATCATGGATATTTGCCTAATTTTGTAGATCACATTGACGGAAATAAACTTAATAATGCAATAGAAAATTTAAGGCCAGCCACAAAATCACAAAATTGCCAAAATAAAAAATTACCAAATAACAATAAATCAGGCATAAAAGGAGTTTATTGGTTAAAAAGAAATCAAAAATGGGCTGTGCAAATAAATGTAAATAACAAAAGAATTTTTTTAGGTGTTTACAAAGATATTGAATTTGCAGAATTAGTTTCAAACGAAGCAAGACTTAAATATCATCAACAATTTGCGAGGAAAATATGAACGGAGAAGAAAAACTAAAGAAACAGATCAATTTTGCGGTTAAAAACCCAATTTATATTGATTTTTCAGAAACTTTGCTTGAATTAAAGCGCACAATTAGGGCTTACGAAGATGCTACTTTAAGAAAAGAATGGGATAACGCTTACGATTTAAGCATGGCATTGGTAGATTTAAGCCAGCGATTAGAGGATATTGCTCAACAAATGCACCATGACCAAAAGTGAAAAAGAACATTACAGGAAAGTCGCTCAACTCGGATGTATCTTATGCCGTCACCTGGGCTACGGAGAGTCTCCCTGCGAAATCCACCACATTAGACGATTCGGGGGTAAAAGAGATCTTGCGCCTGTTATCGGACTATGCCCTGAACACCACAGAGGGACATCTTACGGTTTACATGGCCTTGGAGCAA